GCTTGTAATCTAGTGCAAATTCCACGGAGAAACCCATGTTCGCCGAGCGCTACCTCAACGCACTGAGCACTTCCAACCTGCAGGATGACGACCAGCACCACCAGACGGAGCCGCTCGTCGCCGCGGCGCTGGCCGACTTGTCAGGCGGCTCGGGCGAACTGTTCGGGTCCATGCTGTTGCGCGCGCACATCGCCGGCGTGCCGCGTCAGCCTGTTGAGAGCGCCGCCCGCGAGTTGGCGATCCTGCTGCGCGTCTGGACCAGCGCGGTGGCGCACAAGGGCTTCGACCGCAAGTGGATGAACATCAAGGCCGAGTGGGACATCAAGGCGGCCTATGCGATGTATGCCAAGATCGCCCGCGTCAGCCTGGCGCACTGGCTGGGCGGCGAGTGCTCGTGCTGCAGCGGCACGAAGATCATCGAGAGCCGCGCATGCACGCACTGCAACGGCACCGGCCGCGAGCCAGTCTTGGGCGGCGCGCTCGAGCGCGAGAAGGTGCTCGATATGATCAGCGAGCTGGAAGGCCTGTTCCAGGCGCATAGCGCCCGCGCCGCTTCCAAGATGCGGAAGGCGGCGTGATGCGGCCGAGGCTGTCGGCAGCAGCTCTTATCGTCGCACTTGATCTACTCGTGGAGAGAGAAATCAAGGGCACATCGCCAATCAAGAACCCACGGGGCCTGCTGCCGAAATTTGTCGACGGCAAGCCGGTTTCGGCGCCGCGCCCATTCGTGGCTCGCGCCAGCCGCCACCCGCACCTCAAGCGGATGAAGGGTCGTTCTGCATAGGGCCAAAGAGTCGATTCTCATCAGTATTGCAAAGCGCAGAAAGCCGGCGTAAACTACAGCCTTCACATATCCCTCGATCCACGTAATGCGCGCTTCGGCGCCAACGTCACCCGAGGCAGTCGAGCAGTCCAGCCAGCAGTAAAGCCGGCGCTCGTCTAGAAAAAAGCCCGCCATCTAAGCGGGCTTTCTTGTTTTGCGGTCCACTTGGCAGATAGCCTTGGGATTCGCACGGAGGCCTCCCCGAGCGGGGAAGGCGCTCCACCTATTACACCAGTTCGACCGTCAGCTTTTTGCCGAGCGCCTTCGCAGCCTGTTCCACGAACTCGAATTTCGAGGAGTGGTGCAGATCGAAGAGGCGGTCGACCTGTGGCGTGTGGACGTTGAGCAGGCGCGCCAGATCGGCCTTGCGCAACTTCTGCGCGAACATCTCATTCCAGATCAGCACTTTGGCGGCCGACAGCGCTGGAAGCGAGACGGTGGCCTGGCCCGGCTCAGGCTCCGAAGGCAGCGGCACCGGACGGCGCTCATCGAAGTAAATCTCGAGCGCAGTCTCCAGCGCATCGACGGCGCTGGCCATCGCCTCTTGCTCGTCATCGCCGACCGAGTTCGCCTCGGGGAAGTCGGGGAAGCCGACAAGTAAAGTCCCGTTTGTGTCGGGGGTCAGGGTTACAGGGTAGTTCAGCATAGCGACACTCCTATTGACTCGGTAATTCAGGATTTCGGTTGTTCTTCGTGACCATTGGTTCGATTTCAGCACCAGGAGGTTGCAGGAAAAGCCCCTTTCGGGGCTGTCCTACTTCAGGCCAAGGTCTTTCTTAATCTTCTCTACCAGCCCCGTACCGATTTCCTTTGCTCCATGGTCCGGGAAGACTGTCGATTTGCCGTTGAGAGAGACCTTGTGGTGACTGCCTTTGCCGGGGATTATCGTTGCTCCCTGTTTTAGGAGCCACCGCCGGAACTCGCTGTACTTCATATGCCTCCTGCGCTGTGTTGATGGAATCATTATACAACACATGTGTTGTGTTTCATAGCGATTTATAACAGATGTGTTGTGAAATTTTGCGGGCATAGCTCAGCTGGTAGAGCGCGCGCCTTCCAAGCTCGATGTCGCCGGTTCGATCCCGGCTGCCCGCTCCAGCGTCTCCAGCCCCGGCCGATCCGGGGACTTCGCCGCCTGTCGCAGCAATGCGTCGGCGGCTTCTTTATTTCCGAGGTCCGCATGAGTGTCGAGGCAGAGGGGATCTGGCTGCGATTAGTTGTCCAGGTGCTGCGCGAGCAGGCGGTCATAGACCAGGCTCGAGGCGCTGCATGAACGACATCGCCCGCATCTACCGCGCCGAGATCCTGCGTGCTGTCCTTGGTGGCAACCCGCCGCCGGCCAAGGCGCATGACCTGACGCGCCTGAACCAGATTGCCGAGCACCTGGCTGAGTGCGAAGAGGCGCAGACCATACTGCGCGCCAAGGGCCACGGCCGCGCCGGCATGTCGTTTGTCGACATCGCGCGCAGCGTGCCCGAGAACGTCAAGCAGATCCTGCGCGACATCTTCAAGACCAAAGCGCCTGCACCGCAACCGGACATCTCGGAGGCGCACGAACCATGGAAGGCCAGCTGATGGCGACCATCTCACTCACGCTCAAACCGCACTTCGCCTGGTGGTTCAAGCCTGCGCTCGCTGCCGTGTTCCTGTTGGGCCGCGTGTTCCCAGGCCAGGTCGATCACATGATCGACGTGATCGTGGACCGAGGCGTGGTCATGGAGCTGGTGTGAAGTTGCAGCAGCTACGAACCAACCTGGCGCCTGCGGCGAGTCGCGTGAACATGCTACCCCCCCAGCGGCCCGACGTTGTCGAGCGCAAGCGCGGGTCGGCCGGCGTGCGCGACCGTGAGCGCATCCGCGCGCGTGACTGCGGTCTATGCCAAGAGTGCAAGCGGCGCGGCAAGACTGCGCTGGGCGCCGCGGTTGACCACATCACGCCGCTCTGGAAGGGCGGCAGTGACAACGACGACAACAAGGAACTGCTGTGCATTCCGTGCCACGACGCCAAGACGGCGCGTGAGGCGGCGGAACGCGCACGAGGAGGCTAGATGAACCCAATCAAGCTGAATACCCGCAGGCTGGACCAGACCGTCCACCACACCGTTCTCGACCACGAACAACTCAAAGCACTGGTTCTTGACGCGGTGGCGAATGCCGCCGGTGTTACGGTTGACCGCCGTGCAGTGCGCGTTGATCAGCTCTACCTGAGCAACAACATGGGCAGCACCGGGACGGAATACCGGGCGACCTGCACGCTCGTCGTCGACCATCAGGCTCAGCCCACCGATCCTGACGACGCGGCTGGCCCACCCTGACGCGGCCGGCCGCGCCGAACCCGGCGGGGAGGGGGTGTTGTATCCCTACCACGCCCAACCCGACGGACACCGACTAGCCCCTCACGCGCAGAAAAAAGTCCCCCTGGAGGAAATTGTTAATGGCTTTAACAGGCAAAAAGCGAGCCTTCGCCGATGCCGTGTTGGCCGGGTTCTCCAATAAGGAAGCGGCGATTCGCGCCGGCTTCAGTGAAAAAACGGCATCAGCTGCCGGGTCTCGAAATGTTAAAGACCCGGATGTTAAAGCCTACCTTGAGCGCCGGCGCGCAGCTGGTGCCGGGGAGGCGGCAAAAGTGGCGTTGCCACCACCGCCGACCGACAACTTTGTCGACATCCCGCCGACCGCTGACCCGGTCGAGTTTTTGACGAAGGTCATGAACGAGCCGGCTGCCGATCTGCGTCTCCGCATCGACGCAGCGAAAGCAATGTTGCCGTTCAAGCATAAGAAGCTCGGCGAAGGCGGCAAGAAGAACGAGAAGGAAGAGGCGGCGGAACGGGCTGGCAAAGGCCGCTTTGGCTTAAGGGCGGTCACATGAAAACCTGGACTACTGCCCTGCCTGACTGGGAGAGCCGAATCGTGGCCCGCCAGTCGCTGGTGCCGGTAAAGCCGCTGTTCCCCGAGGAGGCGGAATACGCGATGAGCGTGTTCTCAGAATTGCGGATGGTCGACGCCGACGGCAGCCCTACTATGGGCGAAGCGTGTCAGCCATGGGTCACCGACCTGGTCGAAGCTCTCTTCGGTGCCTACGATCCGAAGCGGAAACGGCGTCTCATCACCAACTACTTCCTGATGGTCTCGAAGAAGAACGGGAAATCGATGATCGCCGCGGCGGTAATGCTCACCGCCCTGATCCTCAACACCCGGGCGGCCGGGGAGTTCATCATCCTGGCGCCGACTAAAGAGGCAGCCGACAACGCGTACAAACCAATTCGCGAGATGATCCTCGCGGATGATGAGCTGACGGATCGGTTCCACGAGCAGCAGCACATTAAAACGGTCACCTGCCGCCTCAATCGCGCCACGCTCAAGGTGGTGGCCGCTGACTCGGCCACGGTGACTGGCAAGAAGGCGATCGGCGTGTTCGTCGACGAATTGTGGGAATTTGGTAAGCACGCCAAGGCTGCTGCGATGCTCACGGAAGCCACCGGCGGCATTACGTCGCGGCCGGAAGGGTTCGTGTTCTACTGCACTACGCAGTCCGACGCGCCGCCAGCTGGGGTCTTCCTGGACAAGCTGAACTATGCCCGCAAGGTTAGGGATGGTCTGGTCAATGATCCGCGGTTCTTGCCGGTGATCTATGAGTTCCCCGAGCACATGCTCAAGGCGAAGGCTTACGAGGACCTGGCCAATGCCTATATCACGAACCCCAACTGGGAAGTCTCCGTTGATGCGGAGGTGATCGCTCAAAAGATTCAGGAAGCACAAGAATCTGGCGAGCATGCCGTGCGGGACGTCCGCGCCAAGCACCTAAACGTCCAGATCGGGATGAGTCTCCGAGCCGATCGCTGGACCGGCGCCGACTTCTGGGAGCGTCAGGCCAAGGAGCCGGGGCTGACGTTGCAAGAGCTGCTCGCGCGTTGCGAGGTCGTCACTGCCGGCATCGACGGTGGCGGCCTGGACGACTTACTGGGACTCGCCTTTGTCGGTCGCGAGCGTGGTACTGGCAAATGGCTCGCCTGGACTCGGGCGTGGGCGCATCCGGTCGCAATTGAGCGCCGCAAGAGCGAGGAAAGTAAATACGCGGACTTCGAGAAGCAGGGTGACCTCGTGATTATCGAGGAGCTGCCCGGCGACGTCGCCGAGGTGGCGGCCGTGGTCAAGGAAGTCAATGAGTCGGGCTTGCTCGCGTCCGTCGGTCTGGATCCGGAGAAGACCCACAAGGTCATGTTCCAGGCGCTGGTCGACGCCGGGATCGATGAAACGAAATGCTTCGGCGTTTCGCAGGGCTGGAAGCTGATCGGAGCGAACGCTGCCTTGATCACCAAGCAAGCGTCTGGCTCCGGAAAGATTGACCCTCTGATGGCGCTATTCAACGCGGTCTCGCTGATGGCGCTAAATCCCGTCGCGACGACCGGCGAAATTACCCAGGGCTTCGTAGTCCTATAAGGAACCCTATGGAACTATTCGACGCGCTGGAGGCGACTGCCCACTGGCGGCAGGCGCTGCCGGATCCATCGTACGGAAAGGTATCAAACCAGAAGCAGTACAGCCCGGATGTAATGGAAGCGTTCGGCGTGGCGTCCTCAGGCGCTACCGTCTCAGCGACGTCAGCGATGCGTGTCTCGGCGGTGGCGGCCTGTGTGGCGAAGATCGCCGGCGCAATCGTGAGCATGCCGATCCACGAATACAGCCTGGACGGCGGTGAGATCCCGGCGCGCATGCCGCGCAGCGACCTCTGGTACCTGTTGAACGAGCAGCCAAGCCCGCAATTCACCGCGGCCTCGATGTGGGAAGGCGTGAGCATGGCGCAACTGCTGCGCGGCGATGCCTTTGGGCTGCTGCGCTGGAGGATGAATGGCACGCTGCGTGAGATCCTCCCACTGCCGTGGGGCTCCGTCTCGCCGATCCGCACGCCGGGTGAGGGCGTCCGCTACTACGTCAATCTGCCATCCCACGGAATTTCCACCTGGTTCGACCCGTCCGACATTCTGCACTTCCCAGGCCTGGGCTTCGACGATTCGACCATGCGGTCGATGTCGGTGATCCAGTTCGGCGCGCGGAGCGCGATCGGGAGTGCGCTGGCCATGGACGAATACAGCAGCAAGTTCTTCGAGAACGGGGCCCATCCATCGATCGTGCTGCAAGCCGCCGCAAAGATGGGCGAAGACCAAATCACGGCCTTGCAGCACGCATTCAACAACCGCTACTCCGGGTTGGCGAATGCCCACCGACTTCCGCTGGTGCTGACCGAAGGGGTGACGGCGAAGGAGCTGAGTCTCTCAGCCGAGGATGCCCAACTGCTTGAAGCCCGCAAGTTCCAAGTG